GTCCCATGTATGCTGCGATACCGATGAGAAAGTGGAATATAACAAGTTGATATGGTCCTCCGTTATATAACCACTCGTCGAGGGTTGCAGCTTCCCAGATTGGGTAGAAGTGAAGACCGATTGCGTTACTTGATGGCACGACTGCGCCGGAGATGATGTTGTTTCCATAGAGTAGGGAGCCCGCTACGGGTTCTCGAATACCATCTATGTCAACTGGAGGAGCCGCAATAAACGCAAGGATGAATGCTGTTGTTGCTGTTAATAGTGCAGGGATCATTAGGACACCGAACCAACCTACATATATACGGTTGTCGGTACTAGTAACCCAGTCACAAAAACTCTGCCAGTTATTAGATGGTTTTGTAATTGTTACTGTAGTTGCCATTTAGAAAATGCCAGGGATTATTTGTCCAGTTATTATGTATGAACCAAGGGCAGCCACAAAACCTAGCATAGCTAGTTGTCCATTAACCCGTTCAGCATTGTCAAAATAATCACTGTCGATTACCTGTACTGGTGGTTCGGTAGCGAATCTGTTTTGTCTGTTGCCTGGTTCAGTTGTAGTTGTCATTAATAAATAGAATAAAAGTACATTGGGCCGAGGACGATCTTTCGGGTCAGCCGCTTATGCATTTACCTCGTTTATTGTTTTTTTGATTGATGCTCTATCAGGATGTAGTTTAGCAGCCTCAGATAATTTCTTAGGATCTCCTTTAGCTGCTCTAATTCGAGCATCAGAAGCTCCATACTTCTTGTGATCAGCAGCGTAATTAGGTCCACCCATTAGTCATTTACACTCCCACTCTCAGTAGATTTAGAATTAAAAATATCTAAAATCTTTGAACCAAGTCCATTGCCGCCTGGTGCGCCACTACTTGTAGCTTTATTATATCTATCCTTCTGTTCAGGAGTTAGTTTATCATAATCGGGATGTGTTTTATGCCCTGGTTTATGTGTCATGATTATAGTTTAGAATTTAATGTTTCCTTATAGTAATTAATTACAATTTTTTTATCTTCAATGGTATAATTTTTACCACTGTACTGTTTCTTAATTGATACTAATTCAATAGGAGTAGGTTTTCTCATTAGAAAGTTAATTGATCTGAACGATTAAGTTTATCTCTAACATCCTGACGATAAGCTTCATCAGTTTCATATCTAGGATCACTCATAGCTTCAACTAATTGTGCTTGACTACGGAATACATCCCTAGAGTTTTGTGGGGCTTTACCTGTTAACATTCGTCCTTCATATCCATTTACATTATCATACTGCATTTTCAAACCATTTACAGCTAACTGTATGGCTTCTGCATCACCAGTTTTAATTAATTTATCAAAAGAATCTACAGTAGATTGATTTAAATTTTGTGAAGCCCAATTTAACAGTTGTCCATAAGCTTCATCACCACCAACAGACTGCTTTATAGAATTAACAGCTGCAGGATCTATATCAGCTATCTGTGCTTGCTGTTCTTCAGAAGATAATAAATCAGTACCCTTATTATACATTTGCATGTATGTAGATATTAATTCTTGACTATCTAAATCATTAAATTTAGCAAGAGTATTGTCATCTATTTTACCATCTGCAGTAAATTCTTTAGAAGCTTGTGAGATCAATGCAGCAGCAGGAGTCATTTCGAGTCCTGTTTCTTCTTCCCATTTTTCTTTTTGTTTCTGCTCTTCTATAGTTAACCCATATTCATTTGTTTCTGAATCTTCTTCTTTACTATCTTCTTTACTATCTTCTTTAGATTCAGTTTTAGAGTCTTCTGTTTCTCCTAATTTTTTCTGTAGTTCAACATAAGCTTTCTCTAATTCTTGAGCATCTTTATATTTACCAGCAAGAAGTTGATCTTGCTGAGATTCTAATTCTTCACCAACCTTCAGAGAGTCTTGTTCTTCAGGTGTTAAATTATTTTCCGTGGTAACCGTATCAGTACCAGGATCGTATGTAAGTGTTTCTGACATGTTTATTCAATAGGTGGTTCTTCTGGAATACCTTCTTCTTGAAGTTGTTCAGTTTCAGTATTTTCAGAAGGTTGTTTACTTGGATCTAAAGCTGGAGCACTAGCAAGTTGACCTGCTTGTTCAATAAGAGCCTGTTGTTGAGCTGCTTGTTGTTGCTGTTCAGCTTCTGCTTGTAAAGTTTGTTCACTCTTCACAAGATTCAAGACATCAATACCTTGAGCAGCAGCAAGTCGTTTTATGTATTCACTAGGATCTACAAATTTCATCAGTGCCTCTGGTCCCATTGTTTGAGCAATGGTTCCTACAAACTGAGTGAGACTTTCTCTATCCTGTCCTCTGCCAAGAGCATTCACTCCTGCAACGATCTGAGGACGAACCATATCTTTAGGAATCTTAGGTAATTGATTTGTCCTTTGTAATATAAGTAAAGTACGATTTAAATATGGTATTAAGAACTCAACAGTGAGCAATGAGAATAAACCTCCCAACTGTTGCTCTAGTTCTAATTGCGTGAGGCGTACCTCTTCCGCAGTAGTCCGTTCACTTTGACGTATATTTAATATAAGGAATGCATCACTGATTCTACGTTCAATTTGTTGAGACATATCAGCAGCTGTTCTGAAATCAGCAGTCTTACCTACTTGAATAACAGCTACATCATCTGGTCTTCCTTGTACAATTGCACCGTTACCAGCTTCCGCTATAGTCTTAGGTTTTGTAGTTGCAGAGGGAGATACAAGGAACACCACCTTAGCGGCTGCTGCAGAGCCTTCTACGAGTGCCTGAGAGAGTCCCTCAAGGGATCTAAAGTCACCGAGAAATTCTTCAACTCGTCCTCTACCATAATCCTCACCATCTACTGTATTAAATCTGAGTACTAGCCATGGACTTGTTTTCTTAGGTGCAGTACTTCTACTGTTTGGAATAATTTTATCAAAGACTTCTTGATGCCAAGTCCACCGTCCACTATTCTCTTCTAATTTAACACATGTATAAACCTCAACGTCCTTATCATCTGATCCTGTATATTCATCACCATTAACTTGATTAAGTTCTGGTTCAATAGGTTTTGGCAGATCAATACCTAAAACCTTTCTACTAATTAGTTCCTTCGTAACAATCTCGATCACATTTCCGTTACCATCACGATTAACAACGTAACGGTTTAGGGGATAGTGCTTGAGACCATCTTTACCCATAAATATTAAAGCATTCCCTGAAACAATTAAATGTTTTAAAGCTTGGTTAAGTACAACTCTATCATTTGAAGCATTAACATAATCCATGACCATCCTTTCTATCTTAGAAAAAGATAAATCCATTTCGCTTCTTACATCTGCAGGTAGTTCAACACCAAGTTTATCATCTCTAATTTGTAACTTAAAGAATGTTGTTTGAGGCGGTAGTAATGCAAGACCAAGTTTTGCAGCTAAATTTACTACAGCTTTAGCACCCACTGATTGCCAAGGAGTTTTTAAGTTCTTGTATGGAGTACCTTTTGTATCATCTCTAACTAGATAGGGCAGCGTCAATTCAGAACATTCAACTGCGGTCTGTAGGAACTCGGAGCGACCAGTGGACAGTTGATTGTATCTTTCTTTTGCTGTTGCCATTATAGTCCTCCTACTCCAGTTACACCGCCTTGTTGTGCTACTTTCTCTCCACCTGGAGTACCAACATTAGTAGTTTCACCGGTAAGAGGTTTGAATTTTTTAGATATACTTAAGCCTTCTCTTGCACTAGCTGCTTTTTGTACATCTGTTTGACCTACTTCTGTTTTATCTTTATCTAGTACTTCCTCTTGACCTGCACCTTTTTCTGTTGGATCTAAAGTTTTTTGTTCAGGTCTTCTAGTAATGTTAGCTGTTTGCTGTTTTGGTTTATTTCCACCACCAAATAGTTTACTAACCATTGATGTTGCAAAAGTTCCAATAACAGTTTTAGCAACAGCTGCTATAACTGGTGGGCACATTAGATTTCTTCCTCCGTAATTGATTTAATATATTCGATGACACTGGCTTGACCAGCTCTATACATAATTGATTCTATGTTTTCTTTTGGGTGAATAGGTTTCCAACCAAAGTGAGATTCTAATCTATCAATTAGATCTTCTAATCTTTGGTTGTGTAATTTAAGCGTATTTAGGGAGATTGACATTGCTATGTTCAAAAAAGGCGGGCATTCTGGCTCGCTGTGTCTCAGAAAATTCTGGGGCTTTGCCCTCATACATTAATCTGTCACTAGCATCTAACCAAAATTTTTTGTCCAAATATTTATCGTAGGTATTTTTACCTAGGGGTTGCATTACCCAGCTAATAGTTGCCTTCCGAAGCTTATCCAAGCTAGGAGAAGCAGAAAGACCCAACTCTGCACATACAAGACTATTACATCCGACATGTACCTGTTCGTCCCTTGAGATATCCATAGATACCGTTCTAAGAGCAGCATCCCCATTAAACCGAAAGAAAGGGAGTAGAACAAAGAATATAGCTCTTTCTGCGACAAGTGCTTTAGTAATGGTATGGTCAGGGTGAGCAATCCATGCATCTCTTAATAACTTCCCCTCTTTTTCTGCTGTTTCATCTGCACCATTAGCATCTACTATATATTGTAAAGCTAAATCATGCTTTTCCTCGTCTTTAACATTTGATTCAAGGAGTTCCCTGGCATTATCGGGAACACTTTTCTCCAAGCCCTCACGAATGAAGCTTCCAACAGGGAGCTCCATATGACGTATTGCGAGCGCACGTTTGATGGTTTCTTCCGCACCTTCTTTTACCTCCCCTTTGGTTGGTTGTACTGGTGTCCAAGTACGTTTACGTTCTAATAATTTTGTATAAGGATGTTTTCTCATTATTCTTGACAGTCACAGGTTATTGGCTCGGATTCACCGAGAATGTCCTGCAAGTAATCATCGACTTCGGCTTTATCTAATGCTGCATACGCATCGCTCTTGTCCTGTACATCGCCCATTACTTGTAGGCTATAGTAAAGGGAGGTCTGCGGTGATTGCAGCCACTCTTCAACGAATGTTTCATCGTATTCTACAACATCACTCCATGAGTTGAAGCTATAGCCGTGAAGAAGTCCCGTGGAATTGAGAAGTATCATAATGCCGTCTGCTACACGTTTATAAACGTCCCAACCGACTTCTGAGGCGATCTCAACATCGCCATAATCATAATGTTGTACTCCAAAAGTGGCGCTATCTCTATCAACAGAACGAGCTATTGGAGGTGCTATTTCGGGTGTAGCTGTGTAGCCATCTAGATCTTCAGATCTATAACTACAACTAGCTGTGGGAGCTATAGCAAAAGCTCTCACCATATTATTATTTTTTGCTATATAAGCTGCTCCTTCTATTGCTTCTTCTAAATTCCAAACAATTTCTTGAGCAGTTCGATTATCAGAATTGTTTTCTAACGCATCAGCAAAGTCTGAATACGTTACTCCGTTTCGTCTGAGGAAGTTGGATAAGCCAAGCATTCCGAGCCCGACTTGCCTATCTTCACTCGTGGGTAAGTATTCTCCAGTCCCTCCAACACCTGTTCTGCCATGGAGATCGCACAGCTCGGACATACCTTGAGCGAAAGCTTTTTTGAGATCTCTGATTTCACAGGCAGACATATTGATATGCTGGAGCAAGCATGTTCCTCGTGAAGGCAGGTAAACCTCAAGGCACACATTGCCGTAAATGCGTCTGTTCTCTTTGTCATATCTGATTTTATTAAGCCAGATGTCGCCGGATCTGATTCCATAAATAATTGCGTCTTTTGTTGTTTGAGATGTATTGTCCCATTTTTCTTTATCTAAATTAACACAACGTTTTACCCAAGGTAATTCTGATCTTGGTGTTGTTATAAATTCTATTATATCCTCATGGTCTATATCCAAATGCAAAACACAAGCACCGTTCTTATAGTGGCCACCCCGGCGTAATGTTTCATTTAG